TTCTTCGGGGGTCAGAGATTCATAGAATACCAGATTATCGTCTGGTTCGCCCATGACTTTTTCCACCTTGCTCAAAGCACGCTCGGTGGCACGCTCAATGCGCTGGCGGGCTTTGTCAAAGCCGGGGACAGCCATTATTGCACCATACCTGGGGAGGCGTTTATCATCTTGTTCAGTTGATCCCCCTCACTCTGTCCAGCGGGCAGGCCGCCCTGCTCCTGTGGGGTCAATGCTCCAGTAGGTGAAGGCATGCCTTCAAACTGGGGCGGGGCGTTGGGTTCTTCTGGTCGCCCTCCCTGGTTCTTCATTGCCTGTTGCTTTACCAGTTCCAGCATTATCTTGGCCGCCTCATCCCCATTGAGGGCGCGCCGGCGCAGTTGGTTTATCATGGCATATTGCTGCATCACTGGGTCTTGCAGCAATCTCTCTTCCAGCTTGCGCTCTTCCATATCATCCGGCTGCTCAATGTGCAGGTAATGCTCCATACGATAGGATAGCGGAAGCTCGCCTTTAGTCTGTACAAAGAAAGCATGATTGCGGGCTTTCTCATTGGGAAACTCGGGCGTAATCTTGCACTCCACCATGTATTCGTCAATTCCCGTGCCCGATACATAATCTGCAAACGCCCGCCCACGGGTGCGACCATACACGCGAATGACATTATTCCCAGCAAAGTTTTTGGTCAGGCGCAAAACTTTCTCTGCCCATGTCTCCCACTGCAAAGCCAAATGGCGCACGGGCTGCTCCAGACGAATGCGGTTCTGGTCGCCCATCAGGGAAAGAGCATAGCCAGAGGGCTCCTTGGAGCCACCCATCATGGCATCCGAGAAACCAGATTGCTGCACCTTGGAGCGCAGGTAGCCTACATGCTCTTCAAAATCAGGTGGGTTGCCCGGCCACTGGGGGAAGCGGATGTCAGAGCCTTGCTGCAACTTGACGATGCGGGCGAGGCCGGGGTCAATCTGAATGTTCTGCCCCGGCCCAGCCATGGCAATCAACGGAAGTTCAGAGTACACATCCAGTTGGAAGGTACGGCGGTTGATGGCACGGTTGAGTAATTCCACCGAGGTTCGCAGGGGTTGAATGATGCCATGCCCCCAATCCTTTGATTCGGTGCGGCTGACCGGCTTGAAGAAGCCCTCGGTGTACGGCAGGTCTTCATAGCCCCACATAAATTGGACATCGCGCACAAACTGCTCGTCTACCAGAATAGCATTGACGGTGCCGATTTGCGTGGGCTTGGCATCAGCCGCCCAAGGTTGGAACTTGCGCCAATCATAGCGGGTTTCCAAGATGGGTTCATTCTCTTCATCCAACAGCATTTCGCCCTCTGCTCCCATGGCCGGCGTTTCATATTTATTGGTAACTTCTACCAATTCCCAATAATCGGAAACGGTGGCTAAGGTCGTGGCTTTATCGGCGGGCTGTAAATGGGAATATTTATCCAGCGTCACCCCATACCGCTCTTCAATGGTCTTCACTGGAAGTTTTTCATCCCGCACCACCGCCTGCCAGCGGCGCGGGCCGCCGGGCAGAAAGCTCACAGTCAACGCGTCAACCACCTGCACTCGCAACGGCGACTCCAACAAGGCGGGTACCTCTTTGGTGCCCTCTTCCATGCCTTCATCCGGAACCGTAACCATACCCTCAGCACGGCGGGCTATCTTTGGATCCCAAACGGTATAAATAACGCTGGAGCCGTCCCGCACAAATTGGAAGTCATTCCAATATTCAATATCGTAAGCCTCACGGCGCGAAGCGACCATCAAAACGCCGTTCAAGTATTTCTCTACGTTGCTGGATGCCTTCTGCTCCTGAGCATCTGGACTCCATCCATGTGCGCTCCAATCCATACGGTTCGCCAGTAAAATGCCCACCGCCAAATCCACTACGTTGGTATAGGTCGGGTCAGAGTAGCGAATTTCACCGCGCTTTGCTTTCTTCTCATGTTTATAGTGCTCGAACAAATACAAGTCGCGGTATTCCTGAATGCGCTTATGCCAGTCTTGGGAGGCGGTGCGGGCTGCGCCTATATTTTGAATAACAGCCAAGCGGTTCAAGTTGCTATCGGTCATTGGTCATCCTCGCGAAATTGATGCGGGAGCCATGCTGGAGATGAAGGGTCGGTTGTCCCCCATGCAGTTCGATCCCCGAATGCAGATTCAAGTCGGATCGGTTCATTCGCATTCACCCCTCCCGATGCAATTGCCAGACGCGTAGCCATGGCTAATGCGATGGCGGCATCCACCGGGCGGGCGGCGCGGGCCTTATCTTTTCGGATAGTGAAACCCCCTGCCCTGCCCTCGGCTACCGCCATGCGGAGGTGGTTGCGCATTTCCTCTGAAGGATAGGCACGGAAGTTATCCGCCCGCAACACCTCGGATAGCGCATGGCTGGCCGCCGTCATTTTCGACGGCGACTGTGTGTATTCTATCATAGGAAGACCAGCCCTGACAAGTCTTACAGAGGTCTGGTGCATATCCTTGGGATCGTAAGCTATCGCCTGAAGATTGAAGTTCTTCTTCACATCCATCAGGAAGGGCTCTATGGTGGTTTCAAAATCAAAGACCTCCCCAGGGACGGGAGTCCAAATACGGTGAAATAACTGGATGATGTCTCCCTTTGCACCATCATAGCAAACTCCTACAATGGCGATGCAGTCATGCTTGGTAGCGGCATCCAAGCCCACGAACACAGGATAAGTGCGATAAGGATGCTCTCTCCAAATGAGAGCATCTTTTGGGTAGGCGGCGGCAGCCCTATCCCACCATTCGGCAGGAATGAATTCCTCATGCGAAGTAACCCACCGATTTTCATGGAAGCGCAGGTATTCGGCGGGGCGCAGGGCGGCAAGCTGCTGGGTCAGGTATTGGTCAGTTTGCCATGGCATGCGATTTTCGTGATCCCAATATACGAATAGCCGCCCATTGCTCCAGCACGGCAGGTCTTCCAGCCCGGGGATGGGCTGGCCGCGCCCCTCGGGATGTTCGTCAGTACCCACACCCTTCAAGTATAAATCCCACAGCAAATCAGATTCATTTTCAAAGCCTGCATATGTGGCTACGAACTGAATGGAGTTCTTGACTGTGGGTATGGGAGTGAGTTCTGCCCACATTCGCATATCCAGGCGACTCAAGTAGGCCCATAATTCGTCCCATACAGAGAGAGAATGGCGGGAGCCGGCGGCTGCTTTGTACGACTTAGCCAGAGCCTGAATATAACTGTCATTGGGATACTGGATTTTATAGGCTGTAACCATATTGTCATCACGAATATTCCACCGCTCGGCATGCTCAACATGAAATTTAGCGTCGCGCATCACACGCCCCTCAGCCTGCTCTTGGCTGGAGGCCACGACATAAATCTCACTGCCAGGGTCAAACTCCTCTGCCGCCCATGCCGCCACCGCCCCGCCCAAAGAACTTTTGCCTCCTTTTTTAGGGCAGGAATAAACTATGGTGGCGTAGGGCAGGATGCCATTAGCATCCGGGGTCAAACAGTGTTCCAATATGCGACGCTGAAAAGGGAAAAGAACGAGGGGGCCGGCCCCCGCCCATTCTCTCTTCTCAGTGTCCCATGTCTGACGGACAATGAATTTTTCTTGGTCAATCCAATCGGTAAAAGAACGTATGATAATCCCCCTAACTAGGACTTAGTTCCTACTAACTCACTACTACCTTTGGTAGTTTTGCGACTACTATTGGCAGTAGTTTCATTAGCGAAATGAGTGCTTGTGTACAGATTCAATCCACCCATAAAACTCATCAATGCTCATCGCTCCCTTTGCCATGTTACAGCGATGGCAACACGCCACTGAATTTGCTTTGGTGTATCCCTTATTGTTATCTTTCCTATCTACCCCATTGTAGACATATGAAAATCTATGCCTCTTCTTTACCATGCACGGCAGCCCGCCGCAATAATAACAAGGAAGTTTTGTAAGGCGGGCAAATTCTTTGATGGATAAGGAAAACTCTAAACCTCTAGAAGAGGATCCCCTCCTGTACTCATATAGGAGCCAGTTGAATGCAGATACTCCTTTTACTTTATACACTATCATCCTTGAATATTTTTAGCCCAATTTCTAGCTGTGCGCTCCTGAACCCCCGGAAACCTCTCCATAATCTGCTTGGGCGTCAATCCAAGCAATGATTCCTTTTCATCCTTGCTGAGATTGCGGTAATTCCACCTACTGTCATTTGCAGTGCTGGCTGCCCCCTTTGCAGTACGTCGGTACCATCCCTCCCGCTTACTGATGTAGGCCATAGCAAAAATTAGTACGGGCGGGACGGAACCAATTACCCACGGCCATGGTTGCGGAATGCCACCACCCAAGACATAGAAGCCCACATGGAAGGCGTAGGAGATCAGGGTCAATACAGTCATCCAAAACAACGCGGCGGCGCGCCCGATGCTGCTGCGCAGGTAAACCAGGATGGTACGATAGTGACCCAGGTCGGTGAGAATGCCCATGGCAACTGCCACCGGCCACCACTCAAATGCCGCCATCACAGAAATATAGTGAGGAATGGCAACGAGGATGAGCAGGGGTACCAAATCGCCCCGCTCCGCCCACTCCACTATCCCACTGTACAGCTTCTTTAGCAGATTCAAGATTTGCGCTTTCTTCCGGCGGCGGCCCACTGAGCCATCTTCTTAGCTCCATATTTCTTTCGTCCCACCGTGGCGGCGATGGAGCGGGCAGATTTTTCACTGTGCCCCTTGCGCATCAGGGCGGCAGTCATGTGCGCAAATCTCACCCCGCTACCGGGTTTTGATTTTGTCTTCACCGCGCCTCCCATTGTAGTCTGATTGACATTAGACATCTCCCCTCCAATCAAATAAACAGGAAGGAATATAACCAGGCGGTAGGCTACCTAATGATGGAAGCACCCCCAACTTGGCGAGAAGAGCGCAATTCAATACAACCAAGATGGCAGGGAAGAGGCAAAGTAAATTACTATATCCCCAAACACCATAGTATTTATCGCCCCTATTCCATTTAGCTCCAACAGTGAATTGGTTGGTCTTGCACTGCACATCTCCCCAATAGTCTACATTATCTTTGGGAATGACAACCCCCTTCACAATAAGCTTAGTCATTGAGAACCTCCTTCAGTTCCCTTTTTGGGAACACTTCCAAAGCAGAATTGGTGGAGCAATTGATGATAGAGCGGCCGGCTGCCTCATAGAAGTCCCTAGCCATTGTATACGCTCTCTCGGCATTCTGCAAGTCTGGCGCATTCCATCGAACCCCAGCCCCAAAATAATCCCCACTAAAATGGTTCTGGTCAGCCCCTCCGCTGACTAATTCTTCGTTAGGTTCCCCGCTGTATTCATAGCGATGATCGCAGCCGATCAGGATGACCTGGTGGAAGCCCATGAAGTAAGCCAATTGCAGGGCGGCGAAGGTGACGGTGTGCCCACCCCAGATGGAGTGGGTAACATCATGGGAGAATCTCTCCTCCTCTGTATCCAAGTGCAATCCGTAAACATGGGATGCCCACAGGCCGGGCGTGGGCGGGATGAACAGGGCATGCACATCCGCCAATAGAATACTGCTCCCAAATTGCTCCAACACCAGCTTATTTGTAGCCACCCCATAGGTCACGGGCAGGTCTGGCTTTAGCTGGAAGCGATTCAATCCAAAGACAATTTCACCCGCCAGCAGTGACATATCCACATCATTCAAACCTAGCCCATTACAGGCAATGATGCAGCGTTGCCCCCTATGCTTATTATGAAATAGGGCGGGCGTCCAACGCCACCATTCAATGACCTTCTCTTCCTCATCCCGCTTCTGTGGATGCGTATTGGTTGGCTGACCTGCGAAGGGGACGGCGTGCGTCTCCTGCCCAAGCAGCCCGCCCCACTTGGCTTTGTAGTAACCCTCATTGAGCGCAAAGTAGCGGCGGTGCGTCTCCTGCCCATGCACTTCGGCGGCGGTGCGCCCGTGGAAGTGAAAATAACGAGCATCCTTACTTGCACCAAAGCGCAGCCCCGCCAATTGCCCCCTCCTCACAATATCTATATCGCTGTAATAGGCAGGGAAAAATCCAACATCGGCATAGCCTACTTTGTCAAAGTAGGAGCGGCGCATCAATCCAAAGTTATGAAACCCGGGCACGCTTTCAACTTCATCTACGGAGGGGCGGTGAGGGAGGGGCGGCAGATCCGCTTGATGAATAAGCCACGGCTCAAAGTCGAAGTCTAGCAGCCGCTCGCCATCGAACTTATGCGCCCACTGAGGATATTTACTCACGAACTGCGAGACCGTCACCTCATTCCCGCCAATATAATCAAAATCAGGAGCATAGGCGGCGGCCTCCAATAAAGTGTATAGGGCTTCTGGGTACAAAGCCACATCATTCCCCATCCAAATAATTTCCTTGGCTCGGCGCCTCTTGAAAACGTAATCCATGATGTCATTGAGGGCAGCGGGCAATCCCCGATTTTCTTCGTGTCGGATGATGTAAGAATTACTTATATCCCCAACCCAAGGGGCAGATCCATCCCCATCTACGATAACTAATTGTAAGTTGAGGTCTTCATTCCCCGCCAATGAGGCGACCGCCATCTTCGTGTATTGATGGCTGGAAAATGTAGGCAGTCCGATATAAGTCTTGGTCAAATGAAGTTCCTTTCAAAGAGGCACGGCTCGCCAGTTGGAGAATCCAATCCAGGATAAGGGTGCTTAGCATTATATTCAATGAGCGCCCGCCGCAAGTTCTCGGGAGTGAAGGCAGTCCATCTTTCAATGCCGGCCGTCCTCCCGTGCTTTACGCGCTTCAAATGCAGAAAACTCCAGCCCATGCAGCGCAGCAGAGGGCGGTTATCATGGATGTTCATGCTCTCCCACACCCCGCCATTGATGCAGTGAAATGTTGGGTGGTTGCTAAAGACCGCTTCGTCATAACCTGCGTTCCTTGGGTTGGTGAATGATATATGGTCTGCCTTCTCTCCTGCCAAATTCAGCCCAACCCGCCCATAGTATCGAATGGCATTGGGGTCGGCGTCCACCACCTCTCGGATATTCTGGAAGGTGGATAGCCCAATGACATCCCCCTCTATCTTTGCCACCCACGAATAATCACATTGGCTGATGCCCCAATTAGTCATGTGCATCAATGTGTATACGGAATTATCGGGGGCGGATTTCTGCTCCGGAGATCCAGCAGGATGCAGCGGGAAGGGATAGTGAACAATCTTTATTTTGTCTCGGTGGGCGGCGCGCAGGCTGTAAGCAATCTCTTCCGTCCTATCCTCCGAGGGCTGTACCACCAGCACCGCTTGGTCAAGCCATGGCAGATGAGACAGCACCGCCGCCTCCATGAACTGCTCTTCATTACGCAATCGAAACACGCCGGAGATGCCATGGGGCTTGGGCACCGCCCACTTCTCAATGGAAATATCATAATGATGGTGCTCCCGCTCAAATACTTTTACATCTTCAGTCAGTATCATGCGACCTCGTGTACGAATTTGTGCTTAGGATGACGGCCCATGAACTGAAATCCCAAGTCAAGCATTTGCTGGTGAGTGAGTGTCTTTGGCCCCCTCTTCCTGCCCATCATCACACCCGCTCTCACATAAACAGGCTCAGGTTTAGTTAGGCCAATATACCTCCAATTCGTGGCCCTGTAAATCTGCCCCTTATGCCCTCTCCATTCGTCAGCATAGGTAACAAGACATGGCCAACGCCGGCGGTCAATCAACCTCATTGAAGCCCCCAATAAAAACGAGGCGCCATTGGTCGGTACTGTGGGATCTACAACTAAGCGGCTTAGAGCAAGCACGCCTTTCCAATTACTCGGAAAGGTGGCAAGGGCGGCTGCTTTGGTAGGTGGTATCCACCACGCTGCGCCAAGGCACTGTCCTTTTATATCAAAAAGGCCATGCAGGTAAGTCGCTGTGTTAGATGCCCCTCTTGCATAATGTAGTTCTTCAACAAGATGGCG